TTGAGGGCTACATTAACTACTCTATGCAGAATGGTTTTACCGGGCAGTCGTTTATCTTCCCAGATACTAGAACTCGCGTGGACTTCAAGACCTACACGCAGTTCAGCAATAACCATACCATCTTAGAAGGCTTTGAGTTTGGGTTTCCCAATTTGGGCAATCACCCTGATAATGTAGGTATTGGCAACGATGAGTATCTAGGGGACTCTACGCTGATTAACACACAGCGTTTCCGTCTAGCCACCAGGGACTCTAGGCTAATCACAGGGTTTACCCCTATCGATGGCTACACAGAACTCATTGCTGACTACCTGAGAGATGCAGAGATTTTGGAGACTAAACACGCGGAGTTGCTAGACGAGCCTGTCCCCGTAAAGCAGTATAGTGTCAACAGAGATGCTGGCATTGTCTATCTGCATACAAATGAGAATCCCTTCGGTGGCTATGATCGGATAGCCAAGGACTTGCAGGGCAGACCAAGGGAGGAGATACTTACCCGTGCCTATGGAGTGCCGGTCAAGTCAATGACTACCCTGTTCCCATACTTCAATACTAATGTCCACGTGACCAATGAGATGCCTGAGATTAGGCAGGACACACACACGGTGTATCAGATTGTTGACCCTGCGGGTGCTAGGAACTATGTGGCTATATGGGCTGCTGTAGACAAGAATGGATTTATTACCATACTGCGTGAGTGGCCAGACAGGGATAGTTACGGAGAGTGGGCATTGTCCGGTGATCCCAAGTGGAGGTTTGGTCCAGCAGCCAAGAAACTAGGCTACGATGTCCAGGCTTACATAGATGAGTTCTTAGACATAGAAAGTGATCTGGGAGTAGAGGTGTATGAGCGTATAGGTGACTCTCGTTTCTTTGCTAGAGAGAACGAGAACAACACAGACCTGTTTGAGAGCTTTGCAGTTAGGGGTATGTATTTTATACCATCTAGCGGCTCAGACATTGAAACAGGACTATCTGGGCTAGACGAATGGATGCGCTACAACCCGGATGCAGAGATAGATGATGCCAACAGACCCATCTTGAAGATACACTCGTCGTGCGGTAATTTAATACAGAGTTTAATTAACTGGGGACACAGAGGAAAGGTAGACGAACCATTGAAGGACTGGATTGACCTTCTACGTTATTTACGGATGATAAATGACGGATATGGACCAGACTACGTTTCTGATGCCTCAATGACAACAACAAGAAGATCAGAAGGAGGGTACTAATGCCTAAAAAGAAACTAGTAAAAATAGCAGAGGAACAAGAGGTAGACTTTGATGAGGCTATGCGTATAGCTGTAGAAAAGCTGCCAGAGGGTTCGTTGACAGGAAAAGGTAGAAACACTTGGGTAACTGAGGAAGGCACAGCCATCCTTGAGGATTCATTTATGATAGAGGAGATCATACCTAAGCATTACTCAGGTATAGTTTTATGTGAATGTCCTAACCCTAAGTTTAATTATGTTTACAACAAAGAGATAGACCAAAAAGTGCCTATGCTCATTCCACGCAAGTGGCAAGGTAAGCTAATTAAAAAACAAGTAACCTTTGAGGCAATCGAAGATGTCAATGGAACAAGCTACAGATACGTCAGAAAAGGAGTGTGACATCACTCTCAACCGCGAGTGGTGCAAAGAACAAGTAGACAGATTGTGTGCTTGGGAGATACTTCGTAGATACGTTTTACATGAAACATCTGTAGCTATGACAAATGAAGAGCTATGTGATACAATAGGCGTATCATCGACCCATGTTATACGGTTATTAAAATCCGTGCAAAAAAGATTAATCTCAAATAATGATAACTGATAATGTTTCTGAGTCCCTGACTTACCTGCAGGATGAGCCAGATATTAACACTTTACGCCTAGCCTACGACCAAACAGTTGTAGAACTAGAAGCATACTTTGACCTCTGCCGTACATCTTACGATGACCGCAGAAACTTCTGGCCCGGAAAAAGCCGTGACCACCGTAAGCACGGAGCAGATGCCTTCCCTTGGGAGGGTGCAAGCGACATGGAGTGCCATCTCATCGATGAGAGAATCACTCGACTAGTATCTTTATTCATGGCATCCTTGAATCGTGCCAATGTCAGAGCATTCCCCGTAGAAAGCGGAGATATTGCTCGCAGTCGCATAGTTTCTGGATTTTTAAAATGGATGGTATCCTCTGGATACATACCTCGGTTCCACAGGGAAATGGAACTAGGTGCTAATTACTTGCTTGAGCGAGGCATACTGATTACCTATATAGGCTGGCAGAGAGAGGATAGACGTATTCTCCAGCAGTTGGACCTTAATCAGATTGCACAAGTCAGCCCCAATGTAGCTACGGCTATACAGGAAGGAAAGGACGATGACGAACTGACTGCCTTGCTTCAAGCAACCTTTGAAGGAACAACTAAGAAACGGGCAAAGAAGGCTTTGCGTGATCTAAGAAAGACTGGGGTAGCAGAACTCCCTATCGTTCGCAGACAGGTCAATGCCCCTGACGTTAAAACACTTGCTCCTGATGGTGACTTCTTTTTCCCTCCGTATGTTACCGATCCACAGCGAGCACCTTACTGCTTCTGGAAAACTTACTACACCCCACAAGAACTAGAGAACAAGGTAGTCACAGACGGATGGGACGAAGACTTCGTAGATTACATCATATCTAAGTATAGGGGTGTAAACATTGACTCTATTGAGCGCGAACAAGAAGGTCGTCGCAGCCTAAGCCTAGCAGACAATGCTTACGAGGCTGATGAACTAGTTGAAATCTGTTATGCGTATCAACGCCTAATTGACCAAGAAGATGGCGCAGAAGGCATCTACTGCACAGTATTCCACAAGGAGTTCAGTGGTAATGAAGAAGTGCCGGGCTACGCTAAGTTTGAGCTTCTCAATGGCTACGAAGACTACCCAGTAGTTGTTACAAAGCTATCTGAGGATAGCAAACGACTATACGACACAACGACCATCCCATCTGTTCTTCGCGGTATACAGAACCAAGTAAAGGTTGAGCGCGACTCAAGGGTAGACAGAAACAGTCTAGCAACCCTGCCTCCAATCCTGCACCCGGTAGGGCAAGCTCCCAACGATTGGGGTCCAGGTAGGTTGATACCGTATCGTCGTAAGGGTGATCTAGACTTTGCTCCAACGCCTCCACCGCCCACTGGATCAGTAGAGATGGAAGATACGCTGCTGACCCTAGCCGACAAATTAGTTGGATTGGATGAGGGTGCTCAGATTAGTCAAATACGCAAGCAGTTCCTAGTGGACAAGTTCCTTAGCCACACTGCCGAGGTAATCAAGATGGCTTACAAGTGTTTCCAACGCTTTGGACCAGACGAAGTCTTTTTCCGTGTTACTGGTGTGCCAGACCCACAGGTATTTGACAAGGGTAACCCAGATGAAAACTTTGACATACTAATTAACTTTGATGTGCAGAACACAGACCCAGAAACTGTAGAGAAGAAACTACAGCAGTTTGTAGCACTCAACCAGTTAAACGCCAACAACCGTCTAAATGTAGACAATCTACTAGATGTAGCTGCCGCGAGCATTGATCCTGTCATGGCTGATGCCGTTCTACAGCCAGTTGAAACTGCGCAACAACAAATCGTTGAGCAAGTTACAGATGACTTGGCTAAAATCTTTGCAGGTATTGAGATGCCAGCTAGACCTGCTGGAGCACAAATTGCACTACGGGTTATACAGCAATACACTCAACAGCCTGATGTCGCACAAAGGCTTCAGTCTGATCAAGCATTTGCCGCTAGACTGCAAAAGTATAATGGTCAATATACGTTCCAAGTACAACAAGCACAGAATGCACAGATTGGTAGAGTTGGAACAGCCCCTGCACAAATGGGCGATATACAAACGCAGAATATGCAGTAAAGCATATATGCTTGTATGATTATAAAAAATATAATTTTTTCTGCGTTAATTTTGCTCACTGCATTATCTTTTTATTTATTAGATAAAGATATCAATAACTATTCTAAAATTATTGAAGCACAGCAAGTAAAGATTGATAATCTTGAAAAACAGCTTGTTTATCATGACATGAGACTTAGCGGTCAAATGGACACCCTTATGGTGCACCGTTCCCGGCTGGAGCAAATAAAAAATTTTTTAGAAAATATGAACTTGAACTACGCCTCCAAGAAATAAATTATATTATGGCAGACAACATGACACCCCAGCAGTTTGGGAATCAACGCGTAAAGGATCAAAGAGCTAAAAGTTACTTTGATATGTTTGTTCTAAATGAGGGGAATAAGCCTAAGGTTTACAAGGATAGCAAGGGTAACCGCACAATAGGCATTGGCTTCAATCTTGAAGATGCGTCTAACCGCAAGTTTCTTAAGCAGGAAGGCATTAACATCAACGAGTTGTTTGCTGGCAGAGAGTTGACCGACAAGGAAACAAAGACCCTTTACAACCGCAGCCTAACGCAAGCATTTAAGGATGCTCAGTCCTATGATCCCGGCTTTGCCAAAAGACCAGAGGCAGTAAAGATGACTTTGGTCGATATGGCATTTAACCTTGGCTTGACAAAACTAAACAAGTTTGTAAAGATGAAGGAAGGTCTTATCAATAATGATTATCAAAAAGCCGCAGATGAAATGGTTGATAGCAACTGGTACAAACAAGTTAAGTCCAGGGGACCTAGAATGGTTCAAGTAATGCGTTCCGCAGTTAGATAATGCAAATACAAGACGATATTAAAACGCTTCACAACTACGAAGCATTTGCTAGATTTATTAAAATGATCCACGAACTTCGTGAAGAAACTATTGAAGAGTTACACGAAGCATCTGTAGATGGGATACAACAGGTTTCTGGTCGCATTATTACCTATGACCAAATACTCCAGTTAGTAAACTGGAATGAATTATCCAAGAAACATTTGGATAGAATGTAAGCACTGTGTTATAATGCGACTATCGCCATCGCTCGGCGTTAATGAGTGGATCAATTATGACAGAAGAAATAGCAACTGCTGACGCTGAGGCAGGTAAAATATCAGTGGACAAATCAAATATATCCGTCACGGATTTCGCACAGCGACGAATTGGTGAGCTTACTCCAGGGACTGAACAGCCCAAGGAAGAAGAACCCCAAGAAGCCCCTGAGCAGGAGAACGAGGAGGTAGAAGAAGTATCAGAGGTTGAAGAGCAATCTGAAGCCGAAGAGACTGAAGAAGCCGCCGAGGAATCCCAAGAATCCGAAGATGTTCTTTCACAGTTGGACTTGGACGATATGTCCGAGGAGGATTTGCGCGAACTAGCAGACAAGCTAGGTAGCCGTGCTGTAGCTCGATTCGGTGAATTGACTGCAAAGCGTAAGGCTGCTGAAGAAAAGCTTACTCAGTTAGAGGCACAACTCAAAGAGAAGCCAAACCCATTGGAAGCAAAAAAGGTTGAAAACAACCCATACGGGAATCTAGATACTATAGATAAATTACAAGAGAAATCCGCTGAGGTTGACCAAGTAGTTGAATGGGCTGAAGACTTAATCTTTGAGAGTGATGGCTACGGCGCAGATGATATAGTAACCACAGTTGAGGGTAAGGATTGGACAAAGAAGGATGTTCGACAGGCTTTATTGAAAGCCCGGAAAGCACAGAAAACTTTTCTTCCCGCCCAACTAAAACAGGTTCAGGCCCAAGAACAGGGAGAAAAGCTCACAGAGCAATTCAACCAGCAAGCCAAAAAAGAACTAGATTGGTTGGATGGGAACGACAATGACTTACGCAAACAATTTGAGGCTACTGTAGGTGACGATAGATTCAAGAAGTTAAAAACTGTCTTGAAACGTGAAGCACCAGATGTTGCTGCTCAGTTGGACTATTGGTTCGCCCATGCTACAAATAGCATATATGGACGCAAACCAGTGGGTCAAACTAAGAAGGCTCCTACGCTCAATCCTCCAAGAACAGGTAATCCAGCCTCTGCCCAATCCGAGAAAGGAATGGGAAGAACTGCCAAGGCTCTAAAAGAATTAGAAGCCAGGTTCAAAGAGACGGGTAATGCAAAGGACTTTGCTGCTCTTCGAAAACTCAAAATGAGCAATCGCTCATAAAAACTAACTCATTAATAATCATTAATTACAATGTCATTCTCAAATACATTCGATACTACTAATACAGGACCGGGTGTTTCTAACCGCGAAGACTTGACTGATGTCTTGACTATCCTCGCTCCAGAAGAAACTCCTATCCTTTCGTCTGCAAACAAAGAACGTGCTACTGCAACTAACGTTGAGTGGACCGTTGACAGCCTTTCTGCTCCCAGCACTGCTGGTATCTCTGAAGGTGCTGATGTTACTGCATTCACTGATCAATTCGCTGGCCGTGCTCGTCTCGGCAATCGTGTTCAAAAGTTCCGTCGTGACTACATGGTATCCGATCTGCAAGAAGCAGTCGATTCCGTTGGTCCCGCTAAGATCGCTCAGGCTGAAGCCAAAGCTATCCGCGAACTAAAACGCGACGTTGAAGCAACTATTGCTGGAACTCAAGACGCAAGCACAGAAAACGGTGCAGGTACACCTAACGCCCTTCGTGGTCTTGGTGACTGGCTCGATTCTGCTGGTCCTGCTGACGTTCCTTCGTCGTTCCGTACACCTGCTGACAGCATCTACACAACAACTGAAGCTAATGCTACTGCGTTTAGCGAATCAGCCCTTAACGGCATCATCAGTTCTATCTTCCGCGTAACTGGTTCAGCAAGCAATCTTATGCTTGTTGCTGACACTGGTCTACGTCAAGTTATTGCTGACTTTGCTCGTACAACTAGTTCCGCTACAGACAATGTTCGTTCGGTAAACTACGATGGTAACAGCGGTAGCATCAAGCTATCGGTTGACCTCTACGAGTCCGACCACGGTGTTGTTTCTATTGTTAACCAAAACCCTGACTGTGCGCCAAACTTCGGCGGCAACACAACAACTGGTTCTGGTTACATCGTAAACCCAGAATACTACGGTATTCATGAGCTTATCCCCATGGGATCAACTCGCCTTCCAAATCTTGGCGGCGGTGAGCGTGGATTCGTTGACTGTGCACTAACACTAGGTGTTTACCATCCTGGCGCACACGGTGTCATCCAAGACGTAACCTAAACTAAAGGAAATATAATACTATGTCTAAATTAACCGTAAATGAATCAACAGGTGACTTCACTCACGTGCTTACTCTATCTGCTGAAGATATTGTTAGCACAAGCACTAACCAAACTATCTGGGGACAAATCCCAGCTGGTGGTGCAGTTGACGTTGCCTTCGCCGTTGAGTCCGTAGCTCTTGTTGGAGCTTCTGACATCACACTTGAAGTTGGTACTGGTACTGATGACGACACACTTATCGATAGCTTCGACATCGACGCTAACGCAGGTGCTACTGTCTACAACACTGGAACAGACTTCATTCAAAGTGATGGTAACACTACATCCAAAGCTGGGGCTAACCCAGTTGCTGGTTCTGGTGGTGCTGCTGCAACCAACCTTATCTACAAGTTCGGTGGTACAGTTGCTAACCTCACTGCTGGTGAAGTTATCATTGGTGTTCGTGTATTCGACCCAATGCGCTTCTCTGCAAGCTAATTAAATACTGGTTGGGGGGCGCAAGCCCCCCGCCTTTTTTAATATGGATATAATTGTTCCTAATCTAAAACGATACTCCGATGGCGAGATTGATCGCGCCTTTATGAAGGAGATCAAGAACGGCTTTAAGTTAGAAAAGCAAACAGAACAAAAGAGGGTTGCACAGGCAGCCAAAGAAGCCCAAGCACTAAAGGGGACAGTCCACCCAATTCTTGGCAAACCAGTTGCAACTATTCCCGCAAGAGAATACTTTCGACTAACACAGAAGTATGGTCAAGAGACTGTGCATTCTAAAGAATTTTTAAAGTATTACAATAAGAAGTTTCCTGAACTTACTCCAAATAAAATATAATGCAGACCCGCACCTACAAGGATTTATTTAGATTAATCACCTCAATGATAGGCACTGGAGGCGAACTTCCAGGTAGCGGAACAGAGGACACACAGGTAGCGGATTTCATTAACCGTAGGTTCCAACAAGCGTTTGACCAAAGTCCTATATGGCCTAGGTATTTTGTTAACTCAGAAGCCCGTGATATTATTTCTTTAATTATCAGCGGTCTAGGTGCAGGGAGTTCATCTGACAGGTCGTCTGTTGCTAATGGAAATTACATTTTGATTGGACAGGCTGACGATCCAGCTGCAGACCAAGGTGCTGTTCTTGGGACTAATGTTTATTATAATCCTGCTACAGATAGTCAACCCAACACACGAGATGTTGGTAGTGCGACTGTTTTATATAAGAGAGCTAGCACTAACAGATGGGAACTTGAAGATGGAACTGACATAAATTTTAATTCTAGTGATCAAATAAAAGTAGATGCAGGTGGGGGAAGTGCGCTTTTAGTTGAAGCTGATTCTGTTAAAAAAGATAACCCATCTGAGGTTGTTACTTGGACTTTAACAGCTGCAACGGTATCTGGCACTCCATTAGTTGTAGATGAACAACTTATTCCTTATGCTCAGACAGGTAAAACAACTATTGGTGACTTTAACCGGATTCACCGCAAGCGAGCATTCTTAAATAACTCAGCCGTTGAATACGAGTTCTTCGTAGATTTTAATGGTGCTAACATATTAAACATTACTAGCACTACCGACAACGAAGCATTTGTGTCCTACAAGAAGCAGTTCACACCATTTACTGTTACCACTGACTTCTACAACTCAACGGTAGAGGTTCCGGGTGAGTTCTTCAATTTCATTGCTCACGCTGTGTATGCTGACTTTCTGCGGGTGCAAAACCGCCAACAGGAGGCAATAGCCGAAGAGCAAGTGGCTCAGACCTACCTAGCCCTAGAGCTAGAGAAGATAGACATTCGATCTAATAACAATACCGTGAACAAACGATTCTCCACTTACGTTAATCGTCAATCACGATAACCCTGTGATATAATACACAATTATGGCAAGTTCAAGAAATAACGCACTGG